ACGACCAAGTGCGCGTCCTGATTGACGTGCCGCAATACATCCAAGAGGCAGCCGAGAAGGGTCTAACCTATGAGCGCAACGGCTTCGCTGGTGACGGCTTGACCGAGCAGACCGTTGAAGAGGCGCGGCAACTGCGCGCTGGACAAGTCGAGGATGACAAGGTGACGCGGATGCGCGCGTGGATTCTGCGACATCGTGGCGACTGGGAAGGCGTACCACGCAACAGCAACTCAGACGACCCAGACTTCCCAGGACCAGGCGCAGTGGCTGCGTATCTGTGGGGCGTTGATCCCACAGCAGAGAACGGCGCAGATCGCGTCCTAGAATGGGCAGACGGCGTTCTCGCGCCGCTGACCGAAGAAGAGAGGTTTGACGTGAAAGAACTTGAGACGCGCGCTCTTCCGATGGGCGACTTCACCGTACGAGAAGACGAAGACGGTCAGAAGACCTTCACCGGCTACGCCGCGCTCTTTGGCGCACCGTCGGCTGGGCTTCCGTTCACCGAGGTGATCGCTCCAGGCGCCTTCCGTCGCACGCTCTCGCGCGTCGCTGACGGCAAGAAGATTGTCTCCTTCCTCTTTGGACACGACGAGACACGCGCACTCGCCACGACCGCGAGCGGACGACTTGAACTGACCGAAGACGAGCGCGGCTTGAAGGTTGAGGCTCGCCTTGATCCAGCCGATCCAGACGCCGCTGGCGTGATTAGCAAGTTGACGCACGAGGCTGCGGCAATGGGAATGTCATTCGGCTTCACGATCCCAAAGAATGGCGATCAGTGGGACGAGGACACGCGCACGTTGCGCGAAGTGAATCTTTTTGAGGTGAGCGTCCTCTCCGCAGGACAGACTCCCGCATACCCAGCGACGCTGGGTCTTACCTCCGTTCGCAAGGTCGCGTCCCGAATGGGCGTTGACGGCGACCGGCTTATCTCAGCCATCGAGTCCTTGAAGTCGGCGCAACCGCTGACCGAACAGGACGTTGAGGTGATCGAGACCGTCACGGAGAAGTTGGCTCCGAAGCGCACAGGGGTGGACGCATCCATCGCTCGCGCAAAGTTGCTGCTTGCCGAGATGGAATCGGAATCGCTCTAACAGCCACGAGGTCGCGCCCCACCGCGCTAGTACGCGAGTCCGCGCAAGACCATCCCGCTCGGTGAGCCGCACCATTGTGGAAACCAATCAAGACAAGGAGACAGAAATGTCAGACGTTAGGAAGCTACACGAGAAGCGTGCTTCCCTCTTGACCGAGGCTCAGTCCATCGTGACCGACCTTGCCGAGAAGGGCGAAGCGCTTGAGGGCGAGTCACAGGCTCGCTTTGAGAAGCTCACTTCAGAGGCTGCAACGGTTGCGGCCGCGATTCGTTCGGAGAAGGAAGCCAGTGAAGCACGCTCCGCTGCTGATGCAGTGCGAGCCGAGTTCGCAACGGCGATCGCTCCAAAGGTTGAGAAGAGCGAAGGCTCAAACGACGAACTCCGCGCACTTGCTCGCTTGGGCGGGTCGCAGACGTTCGAGTACCGCGATGTCTCGCGCAGCACTGGCCTGGGCAACCCAGTCACCATCGCTGACCGCGTGAACGTAGTTGCGGCACAGTTCAACCCATTCATTGACCCAGCGATCGTCACGGTCGTTCGCACAAGCACCGGCAACAACATCCAGTTCCCACGAGTCACGGCTCTTGGAACCGCTGGTTCAGTTGCTGAGGCTGGCACGATTGGTGAGTCGGACGGAACGCTCAGCGCGCTGTCCCTCACGCCAGTCAAGTACGCGACCATCATTCAGGTCACCGAAGAGCTTGCCGAAGACGCAGCCTTTGACCTGAGCGCGATGATCGCCGAGAAGTGCGGCGCGGAAGTCGCAGTTGCTCACGGTGCCTTCGCTGGTACCGCTGTTGCCGCTGCTGCCAACGTCGGCGCAACTGGCTCAGGCACCGTTTCAGTGAACCCAACCTTCACCGACCTTGCGAAGCTGAAGGCGTCTGTGAACCAGGCGTACCGACGCGCACCAAAGGCTGGTTGGTTGATGAACGACACGACGCTCGGCGTTGTGACTGGTCTCGTGGATACGGCTGGACAGCCAATCTTCCGACCAGGTGACTCGAATGCGCCAGATCGACTCCTCGGAGCGCCGATCTACAGCGCAGCGCTTATTGACCTGACCGACAACACCGCAGGCGCAATCCTGTTCGGTGACCTCGGACAGATTTACACGGCTCTCGTTGGCGGAGTCCGCGTTGAAGTTTCCCGCGAGTTTGCGTGGAACCTCGGCCTGATCTCTTACAAGGTGGAAGTCCGTGGCGCGACAGGCCTTGCTCAGGCAAGCGCCGTCAAGTCGTACCAGTCAGCCAACGTCGCCTAATCGTTTAGGCAACTAGGTTGAGCAGCAGGGAGTCGGGCTTCGGCTCGGCTCCCTGTTCGCTTCAGGAGGGGAAATGGACATCTGGAAGAGACTGAAGAAACTAGGGCGCAAGGGCGCTGCTAAAATCAACGCAGAGGCACCTAGCAGCCACGTAGAGCGCGCCATTGTGGTCAGGTGGGGCAATACAGCCACCGTGAAGCGAACGCCGCTTAGAGAGCGGGAAAGTGGGGAAATCGAGTGAGTGAGCAGAGAATAAGCCAGCGGCAAGTGACGGTCGGCACCGCAGCCACCGCGATTGGCGAAGGGCTAGTCTCCGGCTCAACTTTCCACCTTTACGCCTCCGCTGGCGGAAACGCAACCATCTACGTCGGCGGCTCAGACGTGACGGTCAGCAACGGCTACATCTTGCACAAGGGTTTGCCAATCGTGATCCACGTTCCAGAGCGCGTGCAGTTGTATGCTGTCGCGAGCAACGCGGGCGAAACCATCTCAATCCTGCAAATCGGAGGCATCTAGGTGTCATACGCAAGTCTCGCCGAGTTCAAGGCTGCTATCGGGATCAGCGACAGCTCCGACGATACGGCGCTTCAGTCTGTCCTTGATGCAACCGACGCACTCATTGACCTTTACACCGATCGCAAGAACGGCTTTGGCACAGCGACACAAACGCGCTACTACACCGCAACCGACTACAAGTACGTCCTGATTGACGACCTTGTAAGCATCACGACGTTGCAGACGGATGACGACGGCAACGGCACCTACGAGACGACGTGGACGGTGGACACGGACTACAACCTCGCGCCTGGCAATGCCGCGCTTGATGGGTTCCCGTACAACGAGATTGACGTGTCGGTCAACTGGCCGCGCAACTTCCCACGCGACGTCTATCGCGGCGTCAAGGTGGTCGGCGTCTTCGGATGGCCCGCAGTGCCAAGCGCCGTCAAGCAGGCGGCAATCATTCAGGCTGGCGCAGTCTGGTCAAGCCGCACCTCGCCGTTCGGCGTGATCGGCTCGCAGGATCTTGGCGGCATCCTTCGCCAGACACGCGCACTGCACCCTGAAGCGCAGGTGCTTCTTGAGGCGTACCGAAAGCGCGAAGGGCTGGCACGCTGATGGCGCTCGGCAATAGCTTTGACCTGACGATCAACCAGGGCGCGACGTTTGAGCTGACCGTCACGTGGAAGGACTCCGCTGGCACCGCAATCAACCTGACCGGCTACACCGCACGGATGCAGGTGCGCGAGACCTACTCGTCCGCCACGAGCATCGTCAGCCTGACCAATGCCGCTGGCATCACGCTCGGCGGAGCGGCTGGCACGGTTGCAATCCTCATCTCGGCGACGACCACGGCTGCACTGACCGCGCCATTCAGCGGCGTCTACGACCTTGAACTCGTGAGCGCAGGCGGCGTGGTGACGCGCCTCTTGCAAGGAGCAGCAACAGTTTCACCTGAGGTGACGCGATGACCGTAGAAGTTGACCTGACGCAGCAGATCATCTCGATCAACGACACGCGCACGGCGCTTGTCGTTCAGGCACCTGGACCCGCAGGCGCGCAAGGTCCAGCAGGTCCTGCAGGCGCAACTGGTCCAGCGGGTAGCGCAGGACCTGCAGGTTCTGCGGCCACCATTGCCGTCGGCACTGTCACATCTGGTACCGCTGCCGCTGTCACCAATAGCGGATCATCGTCGGCTGCAATCTTTGACTTTGTTCTTGTACCTGGTGCAACTGGCGCAACTGGTGCAACTGGTGCCACTGGCCCCGCAGGATCAGCCGCTACGATTGCGGTTGGCAACGTCACATCTGGCACCGCACCCGCAGTCACAAACACTGGGTCTAGTTCCGCCGCTGTCTTTGACTTCACGCTAGTACCTGGCGCGACAGGTCCAGCAGGGGCAACAGGTCCTGCTGGGTCTGCTGCGACCATCACCGTTGGCACGGTCACGCAAGGAACTGCAGTCGCGGTCACGAACAGCGGATCAAGCTCAGCAGCAATCTTTGACTTCGTTCTTGCAAAGGGGGACAAGGGAGATCAGGGCGATCCAGGCGCAACTGGCGCTACGGGCGCCACTGGCGCGACGGGCGCAACTGGACCCGCAGGCTCCGCTGCGACCATTGCTGTCGGCAACGTCACGCAAGGGACAGCGGTTTCCGTCACCAACTCTGGCTCGTCATCGGCTGCAGTCTTTGACTTCGTGCTGGTCAAGGGAGACACTGG